TGGTTCAGCAGGACATAATGCAACGCTATCTTCTATAACACTTCGTGAATACGATAATCGTTACATTGAAATCCCAGACTATGTTTGGGGTGTTACTCAAATTATATCTGCAGGACAAGCATCTTCCTCAAAGAATATCTTCGACTTGCAGTATCAATTAAGATTAAATGATTTGTATGATTTAACATCAACTTCTTTAATCTACTACAAAACTGTAATGTCACACTTGGCATTGCTGGACTTTGAATTAAACGGACATCAAAGATTTAGATTTAATCGTTTGAATGGTCGTTTATACCTAGACGCAAATTGGGCAACAGACTTTATTCTTGGTGATTACATTATCGTTCAAGCATATCGTCCAATGGATCCAACAACATGGTCTAAGATCTATAACGAGCCATGGTTGAAACATTATGTCACTGCATTGTTTAAAAAGCAGTGGGCAACTAACATTAAGAAATTCTCTGGAATTCAACTTCCAGGTGGTGTAACTCTGGATGGTGATAAATTATATGACGAATCTACCTCAGAAATTAAAGAACTAGAAGACGAACTACAGAATAAGTCAGCACCCCTAGATTTCTTCATGGGATAATAGATGCCTACTAATGTTTATTTTACTCATGGTACAAAGAATGAGCAGTACCTAATTGAGGATCTCATTATCGAATCTCTTAAGATTTACGGTAATGAGTTCATGTACATTCCTAGAACATTAGTTTCTAAGGATGAGATTCTTGGTGAAGATCGTCTATCTAAATTTACATCGTCATTTCCAATTGAAATGTACTTTGAGAATGTAGACTCTCTTGATGGTCAAGGTGCGTTCATTCAGAAGTTTGGTCTTATGATGGAACAATCAGCTACATTGGTAGTTGCTCGTCGTAGATGGGATCAACTAGTTGGTCGTTATGGTCAAACAATTATTCCTACTCGTCCATGTGAAGGTGATTTAATTTACTTTCCATTGACTAAGGGTTTGTTTGAAATTAAGTTTGTAAAACATCAAGATCCATTCTATCAACTTGGTAAACTATATGTGTTTAAGTTACAAGTTGAATTGTTCCAGTATGCTTCTGAGAAAATTGATACTGGCATCACAGAGATCGATGCGTTTGAAACTCTCAAAACATTCACTACAAATACCACAAGATCTCCAAATGGAGAGGTTACTAACATTACAATGACTGCAACTGGTTCTGGTTATACCACTGTACCAACAGTATCTTTTGTTAGTGCTTCTGGTATTAATGCTGCAGCAACAGCTGTTCGTGGAACTGGTGCAAATGCCAATAAAATTATTCGTATTGATGTAACTAATCCAGGATCTGGATATCAAACAGCACCAGCTATTACTATTTCTGGTGGTGGTGGTGCTGGTGCTTTAGCAACTGCTTCTATTGATATCAATATTGACTCGCCAAACTCCTTTGGTGATAATAATAAATTTAAAACAGAAGCACAGGATGTATTGTTTAGCGTAACAAATCCATTCGGTGAAATTGACACAGAGAATAACCCATAATGTTAAACAGTAATGTATACTACCACGGAATCATTCGCAAGTGCATCGTAGGATTCGGCTCTTTATTCAGTGACATCTATATCGATCGTCGTGAAGGTGATTCTGTAACTGGTACAGTTATTCAAAGATTACAAGTTCCACTTGCTTATGCTCCAAAAGAAAAATGGATTGTTCGTTTAGAACAAGATCCAACTTTAGAAAATCATGTTTATACTACTCTTCCAAGAATGTCATTTGAGATTATTGGATATAACTACGATCCACAAAGAAAAGTAAATCGTATGCAACAGTTGAAGTGCGGTGATGGTACTGGTGCAGTATCAACCATGTACACTCCTGTTCCATACAACTTAGATCTTTCTTTGTACATCCTTACAAAAACTCAAGAGGATGGTCTACAAATTATCGAGCAAATCCTTCCAACATTTACACCTGAGTATACATTGTCAATTAATGTCGTGCCAGACATGAGTGTTAAAATTGATGTGCCTATTGTTTTAAATAGCGTATCAGTTCAAGACGACTACGATGGTGATTTTCAAATGCGAAGATTTGTGACACATAGTCTTAACTTTCAAATGAAGATGAATCTATTTGGACCAATCTCTGGCAGAAATGTTATTGATACTGTCTATGCCAATGTTGGTGACAACGAAGACTTTACTAATCCAAATAGAGTTTATACTGCAGAAGGTGATGTCACTGATGCAACTATTAATACGGAGAGTTGGCTGGACGGATTTTAATTATGGCTCAAGTATATAATTCGAATTCGAACTTAAAAGCTGCTGGTGTTACTGTTGATTTTACACCTGATAATGTAAAAGAGTACATGAAGTGTGCAGCAGATCCGATATACTTTATCGAAACCTACTGCTACATTGTTACACTGGATCATGGTTTAAAACTCTTTAAACTCTATGATTGCCAAAAGAACAAAGTAAATGTAATCCATAATAATCGTCGTGTGATTCTTATGGAAGGTCGTCAGCAAGGTAAGACAACTACCTCTGCAGCCTACATTCTTTGGTACACGATTTTTCAAGCCAACAAAACTGTGGCTATCCTTGCGAACAAAGCAACTGCTGCAAGAGAAGTTTTAGATCGTTATCAAACAATGTATGAGTTGCTACCAAAGTGGATGCAACAAGGTGTTACTACTTGGAACAAAGGTGACATTGAACTAGAGAATGGGTCAAAGGTATTTACTGCTGCAACTGGCAAGTCTGGTATTCGTGGTAAATCTGTAAATATGTTGTATGTTGACGAAGCTGCGATTATTCCAAACAATGTGGCAGAAGAATTCTTTACTTCAGTTTACCCTACGATTTCCGCTGGTCAGACTACTAAGATTCTATTGTCTTCAACTCCGTTGGGTTACAATCACTTCTGGAAGTTTTGGACAGACGCTGAAAAGGGTAGAAATGGATTCGTTAATCTATTCATACCATACTGGGAAATTCCAGGTCGTGATGAAGCATGGGCTGCAGAACAAAAAGCACAGCTTGGCGAACTTAAATTTACTCAAGAGGTTCTTTGTAACTTTTTGGGTTCTTCTCTCACTCTAGTTAGAGCAGATGCTATTTCTAGAATGAGTCCTGATGTTATCGTCTATCAGAAAGATGGGTTAGATGTGTATGTAAATCCACAGGCTGGTCATACTTATTGTATGGTCTGCGATGTGGCTAAAGGTGTTGGTGGGGATTATTCAGCATTCCAAGTTATTGATATTACGGAGGTTCCCTACAGAATCGTTGCGAAGTATCGTAATAATGAAATTAGTCCGTTGTTGTATCCAAATGTAATTTACAAGATCGGTACAGACTACAACCAAGCATGGGTATTATTGGAAATTAACATCTCAGAACAGGTTGCCCACATCCTATACTCTGAGATGGAATACGAAAATATATTGATGGTTACAAGACACGCTTTGGGACAAACTGTCTCAGGTGGTTTTGGTGGCGGTAAAACACAGTTGGGTGTCAATACCGATAAAAAGATCAAACGAATTGGGTGTCATAACTTTAAAGCACTCGTTGAGGAAAACAAACTTATTATAAATGATGCTGATACGATCTCTGAAATCTCGACTTTTATTGAGAAGAAGGGTTCATATGAAGCTGACGAAGGTTATCATGATGACTTAGTAATGCCTCTAGTACTGTTTGGATGGCTTACAACTAACAGTTATTTTAAAGACCTAAATAATGTTAATCTACGAAACATAATGTACGCTAAGCAAATGCAGGCGATTGAAGAAGAATTAACACCATTCGGATTCTATGAAGATGGGAAACCTGAGAAGGCTCCATTAAACTTCTAGAAATCGTGTAAAAACTAAATAAAATGTAGACATGAAATTGTCTAGGTAAACTTATTAACAAGGAGAAACACAATGCCGTTCCAATTATCTCCAGGCGTTGCAGTCGTAGAAAAAGATTTCACTTCTATCGTTCCAGCAGTATCATCATCAATTGGTGCTTTTGCTGGAGTATTTCCATGGGGTCCAGTATTGGAGCCTGTGACAGTTAGCTCGGAGAACGATTTAGTTCGTCGCTTCGGTAAGCCAAACGATAGTAATTTCCAATCCTTTTTCACAGCTGCGAACTTCCTATCTTATACAAATAATCTATTACTAGTTCGTGCAGACGCTGGATCTTTGAATGCGGTTGCGACTACAACTGGCGGTCTTAGTACTGTCACTGTAAGTTCTGCTGGTTCTGGTTACTCTTCAACTGCTGCTGCTCCTGCCGTAACAGTTGGTACTCCTGATATTGCTGGTGGCGATCAAGCTACTGCTACAGTAACTCTTTCTGGTGGTGCAATTACTGCGGTTGCCGTTGCTT